ATGATACGTGTATTAATACCTTCTGATAAAGAATTTTTATCTTATAAAGATGAGTGCAAAAAGTTATATACAAAAGTTCAGGATAAAATTTGCGACCCAAACTCTTTTGAATTTATTTCTACAAAGACTCTCTTTTATATGTTTATTGATGATACAGTTCTCGTAGGTGCTATTTATTATTTTATTGATGAAGACGAAAAACTCTTTCTAAACGGATTTTCAAAAAGAAAAATGTTTCGACAAAACCTTGAATGTCTTAAGCTTTCTACCACCTGGTTTAATTGTGATATCTATGCAGAAGCCCAGAATCGTGCGTCTGCACTATGTCTTTTAAAATGCGGATTTATAAGATTAAATAATAATACTTTTAGGAAAACTACCATCGATACCAGCGGCCTAAAAGGCAGACTTCTTTCTTAGCCAGATGCATACGAAACAACACTTTACGCAAGCTTGTAAGATTGTCAAATAAAGAAACCTTCTCTTTATACTTTTTAGCATAATCTAAGATAAGGTTTTTAGGATAATCAATTTCAAAATTATTATACCAGCTTGATAAAAGCATTCCCAGAAACCAGCCGCTTTGACGTACGACACGTGTTTTTACCAGAGGATTTAATTTATCTTGAAAGAATAAGCTTCCATTAATCCTTGCTTGACAGGGTTTATCTATAAAAGCCGCAACTCTATAACCGTTCTTCAATAAAAGTTGAGATAATCCAATCTCATAATTTAATATTATGTCATCCTTATGTTTTTGTTTTTCGATACTTGATATAAAGTTCTTAAATAAATCGGATCTAAACACCTCTTTTTTAAACACCATAAAAAAGCTTTGTATGTGGAAATCAACATCAATACAATGACTGTTCATTCCCCAGAAATCACATTGTTTATCCTGCATCTCATCAAAAACTTTGTCTAATGAATATAATGGTCCCAGGCAGCTGTCGTTTGCAAAGATTAATTCATCGGTATCATCTGGTATATGGCTAAACCCGCGTTTATATGATCCAAAATCATATTCACCATGCGGAGTTGCAATAACAAGTTTAACCAGAGGCTGTACCTTTGAAATTTCTGACTCAGGAAGATTTGAATCTGACACAAAGATTATTGTATCAGCAACCTTTCTCAATTCTTTCAGATAATATAATACATATTCTTGAATCGAATTATATTTATCATAATGAGCAAATACTACTGCTCTATGCATATCTTTTTCCCCATGGTTTTTTCTTTTTTATCTTTAAAGTCATACCTAATAGTCTATACTTATGACAATCCCAGATTTCTTCATATGAGAATAAACGATGATACCACTTTACAGTTAATTTTTTATAAATCTTAGCATCAACCTTTGCAATTGGATTAAACTCAATTTGACTTGATGACAAACTGCCATAATGATAAATAGTACATCCGCAAATTCTATAATTTTGCCTTTTCATTCTCTGACAGTGAGTAAAAATCCAACTGTCGCCGTATACTATCTTTATTTCATCAGGAATCCTGTTATAAGCCTCTTTAAAGAAAAACATTGCTATCCCGTAATAATCATCCATAAAATTAGTCGGTTCTAAGTAAATATTCTCCTTTTGAGGATGACAAAATGTTTCAGGAAGCGGTTCAATCCCCATCCCGTTTACCCCAACTATCCCCATTTCACTACTCATACTGGACGCAACATCTCCGCAATAGTTTTCAGGAAGAATTATATCGTCATTTAATAATGCCACGATTTCTGTTTTGGCTTTTGCGACACCTAAATTCCACGATGGATTTACAAATAAGTTTTCTTCTGGAGTTATAACTGTAAGCTTATTGCTGGAGTGTTTGAAACCTATCAAAGAATTATCTATAAGGAGAATTTCAGTAACAGCTGTATCACGTTCAAGTGCTTCTATGAGTTTTGTTAGTATCTCCTTATTTTTCTGAAGCGTAGGAATAACTGCTGTAACTCCTGCTATTTTTTTTTCAGTCATTATTTTACTCCGTTTTTATTACTTTTGTACAACATGTTATCACAAACAATCATTTTATAATCGTTTTTGACACTTATCGGCTATTCTTATCGCATAGGAGGTTAAATGGTAACTAGAATTAGGATAATCTACAAAAAGTATGAAGGACGACACAATGATATTTGATGATAAATATTTTATAGGACGTAAAATTAAAAGTTTTAGAAAGAAAAGAGGGCTTACTCAGGCAGAGTTAGCAGAAAAGATTGACCTGAGTGAAAAACATATTAGCAAAATTGAAGCCAGTATTCACGTACCATCATTATCAGCGTTCTTTAAAATTGCAGAAGCACTTGAAATTGGTATGGAAGAGTTCGGATTTGAACTAAAGACTGATGGCAATCCTGATAGAGAAGAATTAATTAAATGCATCTTTGATTCAACGGACGAAGAAATAAAACTTCTTTTGTCTGTTGTGAAATGCTTAAAAGAAAATTTACATAAGTTTAACTAATATTAAGAGAAATTTTTATAAGCAGCTATTTGTCGTATAAATTACGGCTTTATTTTTACATAGCTTTACGTATGATTTAACAGGAGCGCAGCTCCAGAAAGGATTATTATGTCTTTTGAGTACATTATTGAAAAAGATAACTCTACAAAAAAATTAAGCACAGAAGAAGAATCAATTCTTATAAAAAAGATTTCATCAAAATTTTCAGCACTAAATTCAGAACGCGCACATAACCTCGAGATGGCATCCAATCTGGCAAATGAAATCTTTTTTAAAAACGATTTCAAATCTATTTCGGATAAATCTCAAAAATGGAAAGCAAAAGTCAAAATGTGCAAAACATTTATGTTTTACCAAACGCTCAAAGCCTTTATCTGGAGAAATACTTATGCAAATGTTAATTCTATGTTTGACGTGTCGGGAGAAAATCACGACTCAAATAACGCCTCAAACAAACAAAAAGCAATGCTGGTTGACATTCTTGAAAAAATGGGTTATCAGAGAACCTGCGACCAGATTATCGATCACGCTTTACTTTATGGTGAATTAATCTCTTTTACTGCCTGGAAAAAGAACTATGAAGAATACAGAAGACCTATAGATTTCTTTAAAAATTTGTTCTCTTCCGATGTACAGAAACTTCCGCTTATTCTTGATGCAATTGCAAAAGGTAAAAATTTCTGGGTTGATACAAAAAAAATCTATGACAATCCATACATTTATCCAGTAGATCCGGCAGATTTAGTTTTCGATACTTCACAGAAAGACAATTGGGACAGCTGTCCTAAAATTTACAGAACTTACAAAACTCCTTCAGAAATTATTAATAACAAGTATTACTCTTTTTCAGAAGAAGAAATTGAAGAGATAAAAAAACTTGTAAATGATAACAGTTCTAAATATTTAAAAACTCAGGATCAAATTGTTAAAGGCTCTACTGTAGAAGTACTTGAGCACTGGGGAGATTTAAAACTCTCTGACGGTACGCTGCTTAAAAATTGGCATGCCGTCGTTATTGGGCGAAAATATCTAGCACTTTTCGGTAAAAATGAAGGGATTATAAATCCTTTCTCATACGGGGCATTTATAGTTGACCCTGAAACTAAGCGAGGTATTAGCCCACTATATTCTGTTTTATCGCTTGCTCATTTTCAGGAAGAGCTTTTGAATAGAACATGCAACCTTCAAGCCTTAAGCGAAAATCCTCCGCTTCTTGCTCCAGAAGGTTTCTTTGATGAAGATGAAATTAACCTGTATCCTGGGAAAATTATTGAATACGGAGATAACCTTTCCCCAGCCGCAGCATTTCAACAGTTTACGTTTAACCCGGGAGTTTTCCTTCAGGATATATCTTTCTTAAATGACTTAATGGCAGAAGTTTCAGGTATTTTCCCTAACATGGTGGGGGCAGTGGAAACAACTTCATCCAAAACAGCCACTGAAATTAATACTAAAACACAAGGTCAGATGACAAGACTTTCTATGATTGTTGATACTATTAACCAGGATTTGATTATTCCAAATGTAGAAAAGGTTGCAAAGCTCTGCGCCGATTTCAAATCAGGAGTTGAAACAATATTTGTAAACCACGAAAACCAGCAGGAAGTTATAGAAGTTGATGACTTTACGCGTCAAGGTGAATATAAATATATGTACGCAGATTCGTCTATGACAACACAAAAATCAGAACAAGCTGATTTAGTTGTACAAGCTATAGAAAAATTTGCATCACTAATCCCCCTTAATCTGCAAGAAATATTTGTCTGGTATTTTGAACAAAAAGGTGTAGATAATCCAGAACGATTCCTTGGAGGGGTAAATGCTGAGATAAATAGTACTTTGCCTGTCAATGAAATAACAAACGTTCCTCAAAAAAAAGGAGTATACTATGGCTAATAAAATTCTAAAAGGCGGTATAAGTAATTACATATATAGGTGGGATACTAATGCCGGTGCGTGTGATAGTTGTCAAGAACTAAATAACACTATTTATAATTCTGAAAATGACATACCGGAAAAACCACATCCAAACTGCAAATGTTCTGTTGAAATGATTGAAGAATATGTATACCACGGAACAAATGCGAAAATACCAAAAGGATACAAAGAAATAGACAATAATTATAGTGAATTTAAACATGCCAGACAAAAATCAAATTATTAATAAAATAAACAGCCCGAATGCAAATGGAATATATAATATCCAAAAATAACAATAAAATACCCGAACAAATAATTTGTAGTTTTTGTTGTTTATAAGCAAAGTATTTTTTATTGGGAAACGAATTTTATTATCAATGACGATAAAAATTATCAAACTTAAAAATATCAAAAATAAAACTGCATTGTAATGAACATAAATTGATAAAAGCCCGACAAAAGCAGAAAAATCAGTAATTTTATTAGTAAAACAATACAAGATCACAATAAAAATTATTATATAAACAATTCCTGCAATTAAGGTAGTTTTCTCTCTTTGGCTTTCTAACAATAAAAAAAATGGGATTGATAAGAAACAAATTACTAAAAGGGTTGTCAAACCGAAAGCCACAATACTAAAAAATAACACTGCTAAAATATCACCAAACAATAACTCTTTAATGCCTGGGATTAAGATAAGCAGCATACACATAAAATTTACAAATCCTATGAGTGCCAGAAAATTAGCGCTCAAGCGATTTGGCAAGTCTGAAAAATATTCTTGTAACTTCATAGATGAATTATAGCATATTTAAATAAAACCAAGAAAGGAAAAATTATGAAAAATAGAGGATTTATTGACGATGGAACAACACAATCCTGGGGAGAGTTTACAAAAACAGATTTGCTAAAAAAAATTTACAGAAACAAGAATTTAGAAAATATGAGCGAAGAAGAAGTTAACCAAATGTTAGAAGATTTAATTTAATCTTATCGCTCTATTCCACGCATAAAATAAAAAAGAAAGGACGTTTTATGGAAGAAATTCAAAAAAATGATACTTTTCAAGAGCCGGTATCCGATAACTCAGCAGAAGTATCACAAACCAAAGAAGGACAAGCTGAAAATGCCCCTTCAGAACTCATTTTAGGTAAATTCAAGTCCGTCGATGAGCTCATGAAAGCTTATGAGAAACTTGAGAAATTTCAAGGTTTACAATCACATGAACTCGGGAAACTCAGACAAAATTCCAGTATGCTTGATAACATCACGAAAGCTTGGACGGAAAGAGATAAAATCTTTAACGCTAAAGAAGCAATTGAAGCAGCTGCGAATAAATACAACACCCCGGAGTATTTTCAAGACCCGATGTTTCGAGAAATTTACAAAGAAGCTTACAAAGCCCTTGGAGCAAACCTTGATGCAGATAAGTTTGTCAGTCTAATTGAGAACTATGTAACATCACGAATTTATGCACTTGAAAAAACAAAGTCCGCGCAGAATGAAACTGAAAAAGCAATAGGCTCTATGAGCTTTTCACAAAACAAAACTAATTCAATAACACCACCGAGGAAAAGACTTGATGAGATGACACCTAAAGAAGTTGATGATCTTCTTGAACGTCTAATTTAGTGTGCTACGCACGTAAATATCACAAAAAGGAGAAATTTATGACTACAACAAAACAGATGATTGTAAACGCTTTTACTAAAGCTTTCAACAAACATTTTTACAACGAGCTTGTTATTGGTAAGCTCGCACACTCAGAAATGAAAGACCATATTAATAAAGGTGACGAAGTCGATGTCACCATGCCTGGTCTTGTTACATTATTCGACTATGACGGGGGAGATCTTCCTACTGCCGAAGCAGCAACTGTTTCTACCTGTAAAGTTAAAATAGATAGAGGCAAAGCATTCCACTTTGAATTATCAGAAATGGAAGAACAAATGATGCAGCGTTCAAGTGATAATCCTGAATCACAGGTTGAACTTGCTAAAGACTACACTAATGATGCGATTAAACAATTTGCAGCTGCTGTAGATGCTTCTTACGCTAATCTTTATACAAGAGCCGGACATTATCTGGATAATAGCGGAGAGGCAATCACCCTTAGTGCAGAAAATGCAAAAGATATTCTCGCATACATGCAGGCTAAATTCCAGCGTGGTGATGGTAAAGGTCATACAAACTGGCTTGACGGCTCGATGGTATGCGTTATTCCGCCGGAATATCAGTTCTACCTGGGTAAAATGGATGAACTTAAATATACTGAAACAGGTAAAGATGAAATAAAAAAAGGATATATAGGAACTCTTTGCGGATGGGAAATACTTGTTTCTAATAATATTGCACAGCCGGAAGACGGTGTATTTTATCCTTTATTTGGTGTAAAAGGCAAAACACTTGCCGGAGGTATTTCTTCTGATTTAAATACTACTTACTACACTCCAGAAAAGAACTTCAACACTTGCTATAAAGGTTATGGTTTATATGGAGTTGGTGCTCCAAGAGCAGACTACTTAGGGACTGTAAAAGTTGCTGCCCAACTTTCTATAGCATAATAATTTTACATTATAAAAATTGAAAGGAAAATTTATGACAAGAGATATCATTGATGTTCAGTACCCGACACTTGATCATACAGAATCAATTGCAAATATCGGAATTACAAAAACTACAGTTACACAAGCCAATGGAATTACAATTGCTGATGCTTTCTCCAACAAGAACAATTCTTTATTTATAGTGATTGAGAATACTGCTACAAGCTCATTGCTTACTGTAAAAGCAGGTGATGCATACCCTAATTCAATGCTTGGCGATATTGTTATTGAACTGCCGGCAGGTGTATCTGCTATACAGCTTCAAGATTTATCACGTTTCGAAAAGGCAGACGGTTCTATTGATTTAGACTTTGCAGAAGGCTTTAAAGGAAACATTTACGCAATTGCTAAATGGGCTGGCGTAAGGGAAGCCGCATAAAAACATTCAAGCAGGGGAAAATCCCCTGCTTTTTATTCAGAAAGGATACTTATGTATAAGATTAAATTTATACCAACAGGCCATGTATTTATACTGCCGGAAAGTGAAGCTAAAAGATTAAAAAAACAAACCCCGAATGAATATCTTATCTTAGAGAAAAATGGCAAGAAATACAAAGATAAAATCGGAGCATTAAAAAATAACAATCATGAAAAATTTATCTTATCAAAAGTATTAGATAAATAGGAGGTAAACAATGAAAAGTTTACAAGATTTTCTTGATGCTCTGGGAAAAAGAGAATCCGGAGGCTGTTATAAAGCATTCAATAAATATGGATATGCAGGAAAATACCAGATGGGAGAAGCTGCACTTATTGATGCTGGATATTATAAAAAGAATACTAACTATAACAATGATTGGAGCGGAACTTTTAACGGAAAAGACGGAGTTTATTCTATACAAGATTTTCTTAACAATCCGGCTGCACAAGAAAATGCACAGATAGCATTTAAAAAACGTCAATGGCTTTACCTTAAAGCTGTTGGCGCACATTTATATACAGGAAAAATAATTAACGGATATACAATTACCCAATCAGGACTTCTTGCTGGAGCACATCTTAAAGGTGCAGGAGGAGTAATTGAATACCTCAAGTCTGATGGATTAAAAAATCCTAAAGATGCATTTGGAACCTCTGTAGAAAGCTATATTAAAAACTTTGCAGGATATGATGTATCCTATATTTGTAAATAAAGGAGATTTTATGACAATTACGTTATTAGATTTGTATAACACGGCTGCTACTCAGGAATGGTCAATGTATGATAATGATGCAGCTTCAAAAGAAGAGTTTGAGAAATCTCTGGTTCTTTCGCTAAATAAAGCAGTATCAGAAATTCTATATTCTTACCCGTTTAGTTTTAGAGAACGTACGCACGTAATTATTACAGTACCTAATATAAAATCATACGCTATTCCATGCGGACTTATTAAAAGAGATGAAACAGGTAATTATTGTGTTAGAATAAATTCAAAACAACTTTGCTTTACAAAAGACATTCCTGAAGAAACTTTCGGAATACCGGAAAAATTCTATATACGAGGGGATAAAATAAATTTTTCACCTACTCCTAAAGAAAAATGCATTATAACAATTGAATACATTACTCTTGCTATTGGAGAAAATATAAAAGGAGAAGAAATTTATAGTCTTAAGGAAGATACTGATTCTTTAATAGTTCCTCCACACCTTGAGGAACTTGTCAAAAATGCTATTATTTCAAGAACTATGTTGAACTCTATAGCATCAGAGGGCGATGAGAATTATTCAGCCTACAAAAAACAGTCAGAAACTACATACAGATTGTTAATTAAGTACTCAAAGGGGGTGGGGCTGGATAAAGCGGTAACAATTTAGACACAATAAAAAGCCCTCAAATGGTAAAGCAGTTTTAAAACGGTTTTACACAAGGGCTGAAACTTTCTAAGATGTAAGATTATATAATATAAGAGAGTAATATTTTTTTACTTTTTAAATTTGGTTATAACTATGCGATGAAGTTGTTGCCAAATCTGTTAGCTCCATAGAAGAAAGATTCCTGCATTACCTGCTGCAAGTTTCTTTTTCTTACGATTTTATTGCCGACTTTTGTATTGGCAATATCTTCAACTGATTTTGCGTAGCAAGATGTAACAAGAGAATGAAGATATTTAACAACTGTTGTTTCTTCTTCCGCTTTTTCCGGAGCAACTGTTTCTACTGCTTCAAATTCATTAAAGAAGTTATTGATTGATTTGATTTCTTCATTTGAAATTGTTTCTGTAGTGAATAACATCTTTGCTCTTTCCTCTCTTATTATCTCTTATGTATATATAAAGTATCTAACTTTTAAAAATTGCCTTTTGGGGGGCATTATATTAAGAAATGTAAAGTTCGACTTAAAAAACACTGATTTTTGTAATAATGCTTCATCAAAAAGTACAGAAAGGACAAAATAATGCAAAGAACCGCATTAATATGCAACAATTTTTCTGGAATAAACAGAAGTAGTTCTGTTTACTCTTCATCAGTAATCACGGCATCGGATATGCAAAATGTAGAGCTCTTCGCAACAGAGGTTAATTCCGGTGTCGGGATTCGTACATCTAAAGGCAATGTAAGCGTTTGTAGCTTAATACCTGAAGATGAAAATGTTATTAATATATTTGAAAGTATACAAAAGGGGGTGACCCATTTTTTTGTTCATACAGAAAATAATTCTGAGGGGAAAATATATCTTTTTTCACCTTCCGGAGGGACTCTTGAGCTTAAAGTTTCAGGACTCAGTCTGACATCTGTTTCATCAGCGACAGATGTTTCACAGGGTTGGTCAGATTTATGGGTATTTTCAAATTCTGAAGAAATACTTAGTATTGAACTCGGGAACTTTAATGATGAAGGTGAACTTGAAGAAGTCAAAATGATGGAGTTGAAAGATGCCGATGAGAGAGATGTCAAAGGGTTAGGAGTTGTTATTTTTGCAGGAAGATTATGGATATTTGACGGACAGGTTTTATGGTATTCCGTACAGGAGAATATTTATGATTTTTCTACTTCAAATGCTGAAATAACTACATCAGCCGGATATATAGAATTTGTTAAAAATATCACTGCTATTTATCCTTATTTAGGTACACTGGCAGTCTTTCACAATAACTCTTCCTGCTTGATTTCTAGAGATGAAGATGATTTTTCGTTCTATAAGACGTTAGATTTCCCCGGCGGGTGTGCCTCTTATAACTCTGTAGTCTTTCATGGAACTGAACTATATTTTTATGACGATACAAAAAAGGGAGTATTTTCTTTTAAGCAGGTTATAAATGGAGATAGAACTCTGGGAAATAATATCGCTCTTGATATTCAGGACGAATTATTTAAAATCAAAACATCTATAATACACTCCATAAAAACTTTATCAGTGGTGACTTCTGATAGGAATGAAGTCTGGTTTTTAATTCCAGATGGAAATGAAACAAATTCTTTAATAATGATCTATGATTACATTCGGAAATGCTGGGTTAAGCGTAAATCTCAAAAAATAAATTGTTTTGCAACAATTGGCGGAGTTTTATATTCTGCCGGTAAAAAAATTTACGAAGAATATAATTCTACGAGTTTTGACGGTGAATTTATAGAAGCATTTTATAAGTGTACCCCGCTTAATCTCGGGAATGAAAATTCTATAAAAATATTATCATTCCCCCCAAAAGTCACGTTGGATATGTATTACAGCAACAGCTTCTATATTGAATACACCAAAAATTATGATTCGATGAGTTCTAAAACACGTTATGTAAAAGCTAAAAGTTTAAAAAATTCTCTGTATTTTGATATCGGCAGATGGGATTTAAGTTACTTTCCGCGCAAAGATATCAGTGCAATAAAAAGCCTGCCGGCATCATTCTTTAGAACCCTGCAAATAACATTATTAACTAAGAACCCCGGCGATGATTTCTGTATAAGAAACATTGAATTCGGGAAAATTAAAGTAAAAACTGTATAAGTAATTTATGAAAGGATTACAGCATGGGAAAACAATCACAGAATTCGACTAGCACAACCAGTAAAATTTATGGAAACACAACAACTAATAATCCATACGCATCAGCTACAACAAATAATTCGGGAACAACAGCAAATTTTCAGCCCGGAACAGCATTAGATTCAATTTATAATTTTGTTAATAAAAACATGGATTCGCTTCTGGATGAATATCTAAATCCAAATTTAAACTCAACAACTAATCAGGCAAAGCTTAATGCATACACTAATAAACTTAATAGTGAAACATATAAAAATCTTGAAAACAATATTATAAACCCACTTTCTAACAGAAATATGGTTCGATCATCACAGGCTACTGATTTATATAAAAATTTATCAGACCAGAATGCAAGCTCTCTTTCTTCATACATAAATGATTTGCTCGCAGACTCTCAAGAGAATACCGCATCTATGATGAATAACCTTCTTGCTGCATATATGCAGGGTTATAATGTAATCTCTGACATGCAAAATCAATCATTACAGACAAGTGCTGGGAATGGAACAACAACGACAAATTCTTCTTCCAGCTCCAATGGTTTAGGGATGTCAACTGATTCCGCCGGAAAAATTGTAAGTATACTGGAAAAAGTCTTAAGTATGTATTCCGGAACATCAATGTGATGAGGTGAGCATTTTGAATAAAGATTTTTTATACAAATATGCACCTGCAATACTGATGTGTATTGCACTCATTTTACAATATAACCTCTTTGTAACGCCAGAAAAACTTGAACAAACCCATAGAGAAATATTAACCGAGGTATCACAGGTTTATATTACAAAATCGGAATTTGGCAATATGAAAGAACAGATTATTGATATCAATAAAAAGCTGGATAAAATTTATGACACTTTAATTAACGAAAGGAGCTCAGATGGCATTAACTGAAATTGAATACGGCTCTCTTGCCTCGTCTGAAATTATGAATAATAACTTTCAATACCTTGATAACAGAATAAGCAGCGTATCTGAAACTGTTTCGACCAATCAGGCAGGAGTAAATTCCAATATTGCAAGTATAAATAGCACACTTACTTCTATGAGTGAAGAAATCGACGCCGATATAGAAGAAATTAATAAAAGTCTTGAAGAAACTATTGCAAAATTTTCTGAAAACGGAATATTCACAACGACATACGTAAATGGAACATCGTGGTACAGAGAATATTTTTCAGATGAGAAAAAAGAAACAAGAGTTTGGTTAGAGCAGGGCGGACTTTGCGCCTCTAGAGGTACTGCAACTTTCATTAAAGCATTTAGGGACGCAAATTATTCACTTACACTTGGGACACACAACTGCAACTATGAACACGGCGGCATTTCCTCCAAAACAGCTGGCAATTTTACGCACTATGACGGCAAGGGTTGGAGCTATACTGTTGAATGGTATGCTTGCGGCATTTAATTTTAGGAGGATAAAATGGCATTTAATATTGATGAAAACGGGAATATAACTCTGATTCAGGGCGATAGCGGAAGCTTAGTTATTAATGGTCTAAAAACTGATAAAAATTACACTGTTTTTTTTGCAATTCAAGACTCCAACCGTAAACCTGTCGGAAATGAATTACAAGTTAACACAAATAAGGCATCGTCTATTGTTTTTGAGCTCACAGGGGATTTTACCGATTTATTAACAGTACCACAAAATGCAAGTTGTGAAATTTACTATTATGGAGTTAAATTATGTTCGGATAGCTCATTTGAGGATACATTATTAATTGGTAATGGAGATATCGGCAGTCTTAATACAATTACTGTTTTTCCAAAGAAAGTTGAAGGTGCCTAATGGTTGACATTAATAAGAATACCAATTGTCTTGCAATCAATGTTTCCTCTGGTTCTAATAAACAAAACAGCACACAAGCAGACTGCGATGCAATTTCATACTATAGTGAACTTTCCAGACAGTGGGCTGTAAAACTCGATGGAACAGTTGATGGGAATGAAAATAGTGCAAAATATTACGCACAATTGGCAAATTCTTTTGCAATTGATGCAGAACAGGCAAAAGACAGCATTCTGGATGATACAGGTTTTATTGCGATATCAGCGGATTTAACAGGTGCTAATAACATCGGAACCTGTGCTGATAATATTAGCTGCATACAGGATGCCGCTTCAAATGCACAAATTGCAGAAGCTAAAGCCATAATTGCAGCTAAACAGGCGGCTCTGGCACAGGAATCAGCAACGGAAGTTAATAATGTATTAGCTAACTCTGCAAATACAGATTTTTCTAATATAACAGACAATGCAAAAACTGTTATAAAAGAAAATGGAGGAGTCTGGGGGTTTATACAGGGAGATATTTCAGAGCAAACAGACTTAAGCGAAACTTTTGAAACAAAAGCCGATGTTGACTTAAGTAACTGTACAAAACCGTATATCACAGAAACATATTGCAGCGGTGCATCCTGGTATAGAATTTGGTCTGATGGCTGGATTGAACAAGGCGGGCAGGTTGGGGTTATAAACGGTAGTGCAGGGACTCAAATTACTTTGATAAAAAACTATTCTGATGCAAATTATTGCCTGCAAGTAACTAACGTTGCAACCAGTGTGACCTGGGCACAGATGGTAGATGCACACATGATTAGTAAAACAAATAGTGGATTCAAGGTAGTTGCAAACTTACATAATAACTCTGCAAATTGGTATACATGCGGATATTAAAATTTTGAATTAAGGAGAGGATAAAATGTCATACAAATTAGAACAACCATATACTGATATTGAAAAAGCAGATTTTATTGTTGAATATAATCACAAGAAAAATCTCAAAATAGTTGAAAATAATAATACAATTTTTGCACTTGAAGCAAATGAAATAATGGGTACTGATGGTAAGCCGATCATCAACCCTAATTATGAAACAGAACTTGCACAAAAAGAAGCTGAACGCATTAGTAAGTTAACCTGTACAAAGAGAAATTTTGCTCTAATGCTTCAAAAGCTCGGCGTCAGCTACAGTCAATTAAAAGAAATTATTGCTACTAATGAGCAGGCCCAACTTGAGTGGGATTTATGCGTAGAGTTAGAACGTTCAAATCCTCTTCTTGACACTATGGCTGCAGAATTGAACATAACTCCTGAAACATTAGATAAAATGTTCAAATACGTTAATGGAGAACTTGAAGTATTTCCGGAGGCTCAACACAATGCTTGAGTATTACACTAACCAGAAAGCCGGAATTTTTTTTGATGATAATCCCCATGTTTGTATAAGATACTACATTCCATCAATGACAGAAGAAGAACGAAAGTCAATTGAGAAGTATCCGTTTATTAATAAAAAAAATCTACAGGTTAGGTTATGTGATTACCAAAAAGATAAAACGTACAATTTTGGAATACCCAAAGGGTACTGCTATGACGGGGCTTCTATACCCCGTCTTTTTTGGCGTGTTATAGGCTCAAATACGGACAACCGTTTCTTGATTCCTGCACTTGTTCACGATGTTTTATGTGAAAATCACAACTATGTAGACAATGACAGAAATTTTTCTACAGAAGTCTTTAATGCACTTTTAGAAGCGAGCGAAGTTAACGCTTTTAAAAGATTTTGCATGAAAAAATCAGTAAATTGTTATCAGAGGTTTTGCAAATGGTAAAATACAAGTTATTAGATAAACAGCGGGAATTTATCGAAATTCCTCATTCAAATTCACTTGATGTAGCGATTTATCAGGGAGGATATGGATCTGGAAAAACCTGGTGCGGCTCACTATTAGGAATTTTGCTTGCAAAAAAATATCCAGGCTGCCGCGGTCTTGTCGGAGCAAAAGAGTATGAATTGGTCAGGAAAACGACTCTGGTTTCTTATCTCGACCATTTAGAAAATCTCGGCTATATTATGGATAAAGATTATACCTACAATAAAGTAGATAAAATTATCAAATTTTCTAACGGCTCCGAAATACTTTTTTCAGCCCTTGAAGATCCTGAGAAGTTTAAATCATTGAATTTACACTGGGCTGAAATTGAAGAAGCCTCGCAGATTACAGATTCCTCTTTTAAACAGTTAATAGGACGTCTAAGAAATACTTACAGAGGCAAGAACTGGGTAGATTTCCGTTACCGTCTTTTTGGCCACACTAACCCGCAGGCCGACAAAGGCTGGATATGGCAGCGATTTGTAGAGCATTCAAAAGAAAATTACAGGCTGATAATTGCACCAACTACTAACAATATTTATTTACCCCCGCATTTTATACAGTCTATGAAAGACAGCTTTGATGAAGAGTATTATAGAATTAATGTACTCGGAGAATTTGGAGACTATTCATCAGGGCTTGTTGTAAAAGGTTTCAGCGAGAAAAATAAATTAAACTTGAAATATAATCCGAATTTACCTCTGCATCTTACCTGCGATTTTAACGTAGATCCGATGTGCTGGGCATTAGCACATAAAGATGAAGAAAATGTATATTTCTTTGATGAGATTGTTTTGGAAAACACATCCACACAGCAATGTATTGAAGAGTTTATCAGAAGATTTCCCAAACACAAATCAGAAATAATAATTAACGGCGACGCATCAGGTGATAATAGAAGTACTCAGAGCGAGTATACAAATTACGTTATTATTAAAAACGCTTTGAAAAAACACGGTTATGACAACGTAAAATTCAAACTGAGAGATTACAATCCTCCAATTTTGAACAGAATTTCTGCATTTAATGCCAGAGTAAAAAACTCAAACGGAGAATGTCATCTCTTTATCGACCCTAGAAAATGCAAATGGATTTTGTATAATATTTATAATCTTTCCTTTAAAGAAGGAACAAGTATAGTAGATGTACCAACACATACACAGATAAAATCAAACAGGGATTTCAAGTTTCTTGAACATCCATTTGATGCAATAAGTTATCTCGTAGAATATTACTGGAGATTAAGAGGGTAG